ATTAATGGATCAAGTGCGGCGGCAAAGTTTTGCGCTCTACTTAGCCCGGTGTTTTCGTTACGCTTTCTAGCATAATCTAGTAAGCCACCAAAGCCACCTCGAGATTGCGATGGGTTTACTTGCTCTTGAATAATTTCTGCTGGCTTTTTTATCATTACATTAACCCCGCACCAAGTTGTAGATAACTAAATAAACCGGGGTTCATTGTCTTGGTTTCTGATTGTGGAACTGGCGTAACACCAAGAGCAGCAAGTGGTGCATTAAGTGCAGCCGTTGGAGCGCCAGTGTAACCAGCATATTGTTGTTTAGCTGCATCAATGAGTGATTGCTGTAAACCTTGCTGTAGCAGACCTTGTTGGGCTTGCTGTTGCTGTATCGCTTGGCCTGTACCAAATGCTTGCTGACCAAGTTGACCAAGTTGAGCCGCGCCAGCCATTTGTCTGCCCTGCTGTGCTTGTGCTGCTTGCAGTGCTGTGTTGAACCCTTGCTGTTGCAGATTGCCAAATGCTTGTGCGCCTTGCCTTGCAAATCCTTCGTTTGTCAAAGCTTCTGCTACGCCATGCCTTGAGCCGCCAAATGCCCTAGCACCTGAAGCTTGCGCTCCTAAAGTGTTCATCTGCATTTGCCGTTGTCTTTCAAGATCAGCTAACGTGTTTTGCGTAACTTGCCTTGTATATGGGTTCATAAACTGACCAATGTTTGGGGCTTGCATTGCAGCTCTCGTACCCTGAAATGCTTGCTGTAATCCGCCAGCCGCAGCTTGGTTTACGTTAAACCCTTGTGGCTGGGCAGGCGCAGCAGTTGGAGCTGCCATTGGTGAATATTGTGTAGATGGAGATGGAGCTGGCATAGCTCTTGGCATTTCACCATTCCCACCACCTTTGCCGCCAGACATTGGTGGTGATGGTAATGGAGTGAAATCACTTACGCCTGTTGCAGGCATTCCATCTTTTCCCATTGGTCTTACTTGTCCGCCGCCAGCCATCTTATGCTTCCTTCTTATTGTTTTTTGGTAGCAATACTGCGCCTACTGCATATGAGAATGCTTCGCCAACTGTAGCTATCACTTTACCAACTTTATTAGACTTATGTTTTTCTGGACTCATTGTGTGAGCCATTTCTTCTGCCCATGCTTTAACAATAGGCCACATAACTTTACGTGCAACTTTACCGCCAACTGTGTCTCTCTTAACAAAGTCTGCTAGAGGCGCAGCCCATGCATGGTATCCGTTCATTAGTTTTCTATTGTTTCTATGCAACCAGACGCCGTATCTTTGGTCTAACCGCCATATCTCGCGCGGCAAATAACCTAGCTCATAATATGCACAACATAGGATTTTTGATGATCCGCCGCCGCTTGAGCTTGAGCCACCGCCGCTACTTACATTGGGGCCGGGCGCTCTAACTGCATTGCCGCTTCCATCTTTCACAGCGTTACCTTTAGAGTCTCTAACAACTCCGCCAGTATATGTTGGTGTAGGGTTTGAATTATCACGTCTACGTGCAGCCTCTTGAGCAACTAATGCTGCTTCATTTCTTATTGCCAGCTCTTGAGCTTCTCTTTCAGCTACAACTTGAGCATTGTATGCCGCTTGCTCTGCCGCAGATTTATTAGCGTATGCATCCTGTTGTGATTGCGTTGGAGTATTTACATCAAACATTGCATAATTATTTGGGTCAAACCCACCAGCCGCAGCTTTTGCCGCAAGGTCTTTGCTTTGAGCATCAACTGCGCCCTCAAAATTAATTGCTGGATAAATATTATCAGCAACACCTCCAGCAAAACCAGCCAAGCCTACTTCTGGTAAGCCTGTTAAATTGCCGCTTAGACCTCCAGTGACAAGTGAGCCACCATACGATCCGCCAGTGCTATCATAGCCTCTTCGAGTAGGGTTTCCATCTGCGTCTGGGAAGGTGTTATAGTATGCCATTCCGCCTGATGGATTTTGTTTAGATGGTTCTTGGTTTTGCAGCATCTTTAAGTTATCATAAAAACCCATTTGGTTTGAGCCTACAGCACCCATTGCTATATCTTCTTGGGCTAACCTAGCCGCAGCGCCTTCTGGACTTTCGACATATCTTCTCTGGGCTTCGTTCAATACTTGTGTCTTAGGATCGTAGCCGCTTCCGGGTGCTATAGTTTCTGCATACCTAGCCATTTCTTTTTGCGTAAGAGAAGAGCCACTAACTTGCTGACCCATTAAATCATCTAACCTTTGACGATTTTCATCACTGCGAGATTTTCTGCGCATATCTTCCATTGTTAAAGCGTCTTGTGCTGCGCGCTGTGTCTCTGCGTATGTTGGATACATATTATAATCTATTGGAGCGAATGAGTTTTGCCCGCCAGAATATGGATTGATAAAGAAGCTATCCATATATGCTTTCTGCGCTGGCCTTTCCATTGCAAGCGCATTTAAAGATTGCTCATATATTGGAGCTGATGAATAACCACTTACGCCGCCAGCATATTGTGTAGGATCACCCATACCGCCCATTATGTCTTGCTGGCTTGTCGGTGCGCCCATTCCAAATGCGCCAGCAACGTCAGCAGTGTTTTGAAACGCGGCTTGTTGCATAGGCGTGAATGCAGCTACGTCTGGGCCATAGTATGGAACATAACCAAGCTGTGAAATACGTTCAGCTTTGTTTAGGTTACGCTGCGCCGCTTTCTCAATGTATTCTGGGATTTCAACACTTGATGATGTTGATCCGCCTTTGCCACCTGACATTAATCAAACTCCTTAATATACGACGAGTGTAGCTGATTCCAGCCATGCTTCGCCAATGGTTTTTTCCAGCCTACACGCCCCGTCATGGTTAGTGCTGTGCATCCTTGCGCTTTAGCCCACTGTATCACATCTTTGTGCATATCCAAAATCTGATCCAATTCACCACCGCCAAGGAACACGTTTAACATTCGTTTACGTGGATATACCACAATTTCTGTTACTATGCACCCCTTTGGCGTAGGCCACAACTGCATTGTCCCTTTATATATTCCCTCGGCCACATCAATAAAATCATGCGTGCCGCCAGAATACTCCAAAGCGGCTTCAATCCAAGTTCTGCAACGCTCTAATTCTTCATTCATGCGTGCGTCCTCGTAATCGCTAGTGTTGAGGACGGTATTGCTGGCACTGGAGATGATGCTGCTGTGTAATTTAAAAATCCAGATGTATTATCCATCATGTAATTTATTTCAAGATAATCATTAGCCGCCACAGTAAATATCTGCGTTCTGGATGTAACGAGTGTAGCATTATTCTGATGTAATGCAGTTGTCATAGCGCCATTTGCTGTATCAACACCATTTATACTAGGCCAAAAATAAAAGTGTATTGTGCTTGCACTTGTCGATGATATTTGTGCTGAAAATGATAATACATATTCACCAGCCTCTTCAAATACAATTCTACTTGTTGGCGTACCTTGTGTAATCTTTGAATGGCCAGACGGTGCATCATAGGTCAGCTTGTATGCCGTATTTGCTAGGGCTGGTGTAACATCTGATGTTTTAATAAAGTTAGCGTGTCCGCCCTCTACTACGATTTGACGCCACTCTCCGCCTTTGCTTACGACTGGATATTCATATGATCTATCCCACATAAGCGTACCATCATCAGCTGCGGTTTCCCCACCAGTTTGCTGAACAAGAGGTGATCTTGTCTGGGACATAAACTGCATGAGGCGTCTGCCCCATGTTTTCCAATCATCTCCATATGGTTCTGGTGGCCTTTGCTGTTGCGTCATCTTCTACCGCCTGCAACGACATCAATTCTATTTACGCCAACACGCCAATCGCCAAGTGTAACTGCGCTAACACGCATTCTCATTTGACGCCCTGTAAATCTTAGTGAGGTTGGTGTGGACATTGTGTATGGCCCGTAATCACGTTCAGTTCCATTTGGATAGAAGCGTGTCTTAAATGTAACATTCACATCACCTTGCGTTTTCTCGTCGGGCAACATTTCAGTTACAGATGCCACTGTATCGCCAGAGCCAAGCATAATAGGGCCAGTTTCAGCAAATGGCACAAGTGTTCCATAATCAAAGCCAATTTCATGCTCATATATTTTGTAGTTATCTGCGTCTACCCAAAGAGGTTTTCTAAATGCGCCTGCGTCTACTCCAGCAGTTCTTGCCAATTCACCAATATACCATGTGTTTTCAATATAGTTAAATACAACGTAGCGATTGTTTTCGGTAGATGAAGCAGATGGGTAAAACCAGAATATCTCACCAAAGTTACTATTTGTTACGCAGAACGCTTTACTTATTTGGCCTCGGTTCATGTCGTTAAACACGTAATCTGCAACTTCGCTTTGTATCTCTTGAACCGCACCGCCTGTATAAGCATAAAATGCGTGTGCGCCCATCCAGAATGCACCGCTATCAACTACTGATACTGCTTTATTTGCAGCTAATCCACATGACGAACCAACACGCTCAATACCATAAACATATGGTGGGCCTACATAATTTGCTACGTGTGCGTCTGTGCTGGTTAAGATAAGCGTTTGGCCTCGCACTTTAATGCCTGCCATAATTTGACCGCTTGTGTTTAACTCTAAATCACCAGCTTCATTTGTGGCGGCTGGCGTCCATAGTGTATTATCTTCTCGATCAGACCATTGCACTTTGCGCGGGTTTCCACCCGCTCCAAGAGCAAATAAGAAACGCTCTTCTGTCACCACCAATGATCTATTATTTATTGGAGCGTTTGCTATAGCTGCGGCTGGTGTGCCTGTAGCCAATGCCCACTCGTATATTTTACCATCATCTTCCGTACATCCCACAAGGTTTTCGCCCCACGTGTCTAATGCCCAAGATGTTGCTGGCTGTATTCTTACTGTGTCTGGACGTTCTACACCAAATGCGTAGCTGCCGTATAAACTACCGCCATACCCCGTAAATGATATTGCGTCATCTCTGCCCGCAGTAAATGAAGTTGGAGTTATATCAAACCTAGAGCCAGTTTGATTCCAGATATATAATTTATTATATGATCCGCCAGCTATCCACCGGGCATTGCTATTATCTATCCAAGATAACATGCCACGCACTGGAGCTGCGGCTGCGTTATCCGAACGTGTACGCCAGCCACCCATTGGGCGCATAGTATTATCTATCCATCGAATTAAATTTGCATCACGCCAGCGACCATTGGATTGCAGGTCAGTTCCGTTACGGTAAACTCCAGAAGGAATATCTAGTGGAATAAGTGGCATATAGACCTCATGGCGTTGAACTTGTTGGACTATAACACATTTTGCAGTAAAATAACAACAGGAGTAATACTAGTTACCCCTGTTGCATATATTTGTTTATTCTTCAGCTTCTTCAGCTTCAATTATTGCCTCATCTAAGGATACACGTAGCATCTTTGTGAAAGCATCTCTGCCTACTTTGAGTTGGTCTAAGTTAAACTCTGCCGAACCAATCTTCTGAGTTAAAGAGTTAATGTGGTTAATCATAACCTTTTGTGCGTCAGTGAGTTGGTCTTCAGTGTAGTCTTTATCATCAATCGTAATAACCTTTTTATCTTCAGCCATTTTGATCTCCTTTAGTTTAAGTTAAAATTACCAAGGCATCCCAGTTGTGGATGTTGGTGTCGCAAGTTCAGCTATCTTAGCATCGTTAGCCGCTTCTGTATCAGCTTTGACTACTTGTTCGTGTACCCATTCTAATACGTTTGCTTCTGTTAAATCACCGTAAGGAATGTAGTCATCATCTGATGGTACGCCTGTATGAGATGTAGTTCCATATGCTGATGCAGTGTTAGTACCATCTGTGCTTTCGCAACGCCAGTGAGCTATTGTTACTGAATCATCAGATGTGTTTCGCTCTAGGTTAGCGATAGACCATGTGTGTGTGTTTGGCATAACAGCCTCCTTTTATATTTCTTGTGCATCCATGGCAGTCTGGTATGCAGTCTTTACTACGTCTGTCCAAACAGCGTTACAGATAGCTTGCACTTCTGTGGACTGATCACTGATGTCAGTGTCACCCCATGTATCACCTGATTTAGTTGAGCAAGATAATGTGTGACGATGGAATGATCTGCTGATCTCTGTGCCATCTCGTGCTATCACAGTGGCTGTACGAACTTGCACTGCTTTGTGATCTCCAACGACTTCAATCTTATCTTCTACTTGTGTTTCTGTTAGTGCCATATTGGCCTCCTTTAGTTTATCGTGGCGTTATTGCCACCTGTCCTACCCAATCTCTGAGAGGGTTATGCGTTTGTTCTGTATATTGCACCTACGTATAGAGCAAAACTTGCATCATTGTTTATGTGACTACCTGTAAATTGATCCCAATTATTTTGTGATGTCCAATAAAATTCTAAATGATTGTAGGAACCAGAAACATAAGTAACTAATTGATTTGCACCACTTGGAGGAGTTACATACCTGTAAAAAACAGGAGTTGTTAGGGGTACAGGGTTACCACTAGAAGAAGGTTGAGAAGTAAATGGCAATCCACTAAATGTTATAACACTTGAACCATAAGTATTACTTGCGTTGTTGTTTAATGTCATCCATACAAATACTGTCTCCCCTACTTTAACATACCTACCCACCGCTGTGCCTGAAACTATACTATTTCCAGACCCAGTTATAAGAGGTGTCCAAGTCCCCTCTTCATAATCGTCCAACTTATTAGCCGACCCAGTGCCACCGAGGTATACACCGCCTGATAGGTAGAGGTTTTTGAAGCGTGAACTTGAGGTTCCTAAGTCGTAGTTGCCGTCACGATTTCCGCCAGAGGCGTTAGCTGGGCGTAGTATATCGCCACCATCATCAAAAAGTAGCCCTGTATTACCTTGACCAATCCAAAAATCACCACTATAAGTACCAACACTACCTACAGTTGAGCCGTCTTTCCTGAAAGCAACAATATCTCCATCAGATGAGTTACGATTAAATTGAGAAAACTCACCACTAGCACTTGCAAAAATACGACCAGTAGAAGTTATTGATGTTCCAGTATTGGTATCGTTAAAGCCTGGAAAGTTGTCAGTAGTACCCACCATCAAGTTGCCTGATGAGTCTATGCGCATACGTTCTGCGGTATCATCAATAAAACTTAGGAAGCCATTGTTAAATATCCTCCAATCATTTCCTGTATTTTCTCTAAGAACTAATTCAGAGCCACCTGTTGAATTGTTTCCAATAGTTAAACTTATTAGGTTTGGATCAGCTCTTGGACTACTCGTCCCAATCCCAACTTTGCCGTCAGAACCTCGCACAAATAAAGCGTGACTAAGGTTATCAGAAGAAACTTGAAAGTCTTTATCTGTACCATCAAAATTAAAGTGTGCCTTTGAATCAGTCATTGTTAAATTATTGGCATTGCTACTATCATTAAAATACTGACTAGATGAAGACCTAACTGCGAAAGTTCCTTC